CGCGATCATGATCCCGGTCGACAGCGCCGCATCGGCAAATAAATACGGTTTCACGCTGGGCCTTTCGCACTTCCCGTACCTACCCACTGTGGGCATGCCGTCGTAATGTAGCACCGGGCCGGCTAACCCCGGCCCATTCAACCATAACTAGGATATTGAAATGTCACTTTCCGCATCGTACAAAACCAACGTCGAAAAAGAAACCAAAGGCGTGCGCGTCGTCAAAGGCGTAAATGAAACCAATAAAGGCGAAATCGCTTTCAACCTATCGCGATCCGGCAAGGCTAACAGGCGCTATTCGACATTGCTGGACAATCTGTCCAAACCGCATCGTCGTGCAATCGAACTGGAAACCCTGTCGCCATCCGTCGCCGATCAAATCTACATGCAAGCGTTTATCGGCGGTTGTCTGAACGGATGGGAAAATGTCCCGCTGTCGGACATTACCGGCGAAGTTTCTGACGCCGCAACACTGGCACCTTTCAGCAAAGAAAACGCTGAAAAGCTGTTCGTGCGCTTGCCGGAACTGTATGACGACCTCGTTGCGGATTCGCGTCGCGTCGCGCTGTTTCGTGACGAAGCCCTGGAGATCGAAGCAAAAAACTAATCGAAGTTCTGTTTTATATGCTCGAAATGGGGCCGATAGAACAGAACATCGCACGGCAAGCGATGCGAGCGCGTGAACCATTGCCCGACCGCATTGCGAATGCTCCGACGCTTCAAACCGGGTTGCAGTTTTACTTAGACGCGTTTTTCGATCTTGACGCAGAACGAACGCATGCACTAGCGCCGACCCCAATCCCGCGAAGCTGCATCGTAGAGTACGCAAAAGAATGTGATTTAGACGACGAGCAAAAAGACGATTTAATTTACATAATTCGTCGAATGGATAATGAACATTTAAAGAAAATTGCAGCGAAAAACAAGGGTCAAAAATAATGGGTAAAAGCCTATTAGATTTGGCGAAAGATATAGAACGGCGCGAAAAGGAATTAGCGAAAGCTAACAGCCAACGCGCCGTTTCTTTTGCCCAGCAAATTGTAATAGAACTGGCGAACGATACGCCGGTCGACACGTCTGAAGCCCTGTCGAACTGGCAAGTTGCTTTAGGCACACCCGTTGCGACAGACATCCCGCCCTGGATGCCGGGTACTATGGGCTCCACCTATGTTTATTCGCGGAATGCTACAATTGCCGCTGCGAAACGGAATCTGGCAGCCAAAAAGCCCGGCCAGTCAATTTTTATCAGTAACCTTGCCGCTTACATCATCGAATTGAATCAGGGTTCGTCGCGACAAGCGCCGGCCGGATTCATCGAAGCTGCGATTTTAAGGGCGCGGCGTAAGACATTGCTAAACAGGGGTTGAAATGACACAAGAACGATATGATATTGAAATAGCTGACAAAATCAGCCCCGAAGTTAGCAACAAGCTAAAAATGATTGCGCAGGAATCGCGCGGGGCGTACGCTGCGGTAAAAAGCCTGAAAGACGAATTAGCGCGAATCGACGTTAGCGCCGTATCGCGTTTGAATCAGGCCTTGACGCAAAACGCGACCGCGACAACGCGAGCGCAAATTGCACAAACGCGCATGCAAGAAGCGTCGGCACGCCTTGCCGTCCAACAGCAAAAACTTGCCACCGAAACTCAACGCACGGCCGAAGCGGTAGCAAAAGCCCAGCTTGCGCAACAACAGCTTTCAACTGCTACGGCTCGCACGCAAACCCAGCAAAGCCAAGCGCAACGCGTCGCGGCCCAACTAGCAACTGAACAGCAACGTTTGGCAACCGAAACGCAACGAACAGCAGCGGCCCAGGCTCGCGCCGAATTGGCAACGCAGCGTGTCGGACAGTCGCAGGTGCGCGCAGCCCAAGGGGCGCAAGTACATAATCGGGTCATGCAACAGTTGAACCAAACAACCGGCCTAACCCGCATGCAAATGCTAACGATCCAATACACGATTAACGATGTGGCGGCGTCGTTATCGACGGGTATGTCGCCGTTCACCATCCTTATGCAACAGGGTGGACAAGTCACGCAGGCGTTTGGCGGTATCAAAGGGACGATTATGACGTTCGCCCGACTGATCGGCCCGACCGGGGCGATCATAGGAGCCATTGCCGCTACTGTGGGCATCTATGCGATTGCACTTAACGCCGCGTCGAAAGAACAGGCGGCATTTAATAACGCGCTGAAAATTACCAATGGATATGCCGGTATCACCTACACCGGCTTTCAGCAAATTTCCAAAGCTGCGGCCGAAACCGCGCACGTAAGTATCGGCGCATCAAAGGCAGTAGTAATGCAATTGGCGGCATCAGGTAAATTCCAGAAAGACCAAATCGGCCAATTAGCGGCGTCCGCACTGTTGATGGCCGAATACACCGGCCAAAGCGCCGAAGATGTCGTAAAATCGTTCGACACGATGGCGACAGGGCCGACGCAATACGCGAAAACGCTGAATAGCAGCTTACACTTTTTATCGTCGGCGCAGCTTGCCCACATTAGGCAACTTGAAGACATGGGTGACAAAACCGGCGCACTGAAAGCTGTTGCGCAAGGTCTTTACGACTATCTCGGCACGAAAGGCCCGGCGAATCTAGGCTATCTTGAATCGGCGTGGCGCAGCATCGGCAACGCCGTATCGTCAGCTTGGGAGAAAATGAAAGCATGGGGGCGCGACGAAACACCTGAAGAAAAACTGAAACGACTGCAAGCAAGCCTGAAAGTACTGGAGTCCGCACCGATGCCGACAGGTCGTATAGGTAGCGAAATATCGTCGGGAAACAGTGGATTAAAACCTGTGCAGGGTTCGGCGAACGAACGTGCTGCAAACGCTCAACTGTCTAAACGGCAAGCCGCAATTGACGCCCTACGCGAACAGATAGTGGCTCAACAGCAGATTGTCGAAGGTATGACTAAAACTGTTGATCTGGCCGCGAAGAACGCGACGATTCAACAAGAGGGCGCCGATGCGTCGGAACGGCTCGCGAATAAATGGGCCGGAATGACAGACAATATAAGCAAGGCAAAAGACGAAATTAACGCGTTCCGCTCCGATCTGGATAAAGCCCTGAAGGCTAACCCAAAAGATCAAGACGCACTTAACGCACTTAAGAACCAATCCAAAATTGAGGCCGCTATTCGTCGCAAATACACCCCTGAAGGGACCGACCGCGCCAAAGAATTAAAGAAAACTAACGCCGAACTTGATAAGCAACTTAACACGTTCGGTCAAATTGCAAGCGTTCGCGAAGTTAATCAGAAACTCGATGAAATCGAAATCGGCTTTGCTGAAAAACGTATTAAGTTGACCGACGATGAACGCGCAACACTGCGTTCAAAACTGCAAACGATTCAAGACAACAAAGCCGCGCAAGAGGCGATTGACCGGGTGTACGAAACCGCTAATGGGCCGCTTCGCGATTACAACGCAACGCAACAAGCTTCGCTGCGGCTGCTGTCCGAAGGTCGCATTACTGCCGACCAATTCGCGCAAGCAATGAACTTGGCAACTGATACATACGCCGATGCTATCGCCCCGCTTATCCGAATCAATCGTGAAATGCGGGAAAATTCGACGCTTCTTGACAAGCAAGGTTCGGCGCGTGCGATTGCAACGCAAATACTTCAAGTCGAAAACACGCTGCGTTCGCGAGGTATTGTGCTTAACAACGAAGAACGCCAATCATTAGAACAAGCGGTAGCAGCGTATCAGCGTAAAAATGACGTTGCGCGAGAACTGGACGCACTGTATGAACAAAGCGCCGGGAAGCAAGAAGAACTTACAAATAAAGTATTAGCGCTAAATCAAGCATTAAAAAATGGCTGGATCAACGAACAGTTCTATAAACAAGGTTTGGCCGATATTGGCAAAGAAGCGTTGAACACGAAATTGCAAATGCAATCGGCGTCGTTCGAAGAAGGTGATTTCTTCAAGCAAACGGGTGACGGATTCGCCGACGCAATCGGGCATTCCATTGCGTTCGGTGACAGCCTGACGGACGCACTCGGCAACGCCGCCAGATCGGCCGTCGCAAGCCTTATTTCGTCCCTGGTGAAGCTGGGTATCCAGTACGCGATAAACGCCGCCATGGGGCAATCTCTGGCCGCTGCGGCGACGGCTGCGAGTGCTACGGAAGCGGCGACCCTGTCGGCTATGTGGGCGACGCCGGCCGCGCTGGCGTCTCTGGCAACGCTTGGCACCAACTCAATGCCGGCTATGGCTGCTGTGGCCGGCACCATCGCAACAACTCAGGCGTTCGCCCTGGCCGGCATGGCGGGCTTCGAAGAAGGTGGATACACAGGCAATTTTGGCCGTAAAGAAGTCGCGGGCATTGTGCACGGACAGGAATTCGTTGTGAACGCCGAAGCTACCGCGCGCAATCGCCCAATGCTTGAAGCGATGAATCGCGGGGCTAAGCCGTCATCGGGCCGGGCTAATGTGGGAAACACGGGTGGAGTTTCCGTCTAAAGATTTTGAGGTTAATCAAATCAGCGAAAGTGAAATTCGTATCATTGCGAGAGACGAGGCTAAAAGCGCCGTATATCAGCACGCCCCTAACGTAATCGCAGCCGATATGAGCAATCCTAACTCGCGCACTTCGAAAGCGCTAGGCCGTAACACGAATACGCAACGAAAGCGATAAATGACCGACCTAATAGAACTTAAAATTCCGCCGGACCAAGCCGGATACGCGGTAACTGACGGCTCCGAAGTCGTCAGTATAAAGCTAGACGGCGGGGCGTCTAGGCGTCGTCGCGACATTATCGGGGCAACTTCCACAGTCAATGTGACCTGGAATTGCAACGACGTAAAATTTAAATATCTACGTTCGTTTTATCGAGCGGTTTCCGAAAGTGGGGCATTGCCGTTTAATATTGGTCTAATTTTGGATGAACCCGACATCACACTTCATAAAGCTTACTTCGT